CATCTTTTCAAATTTATTATTTGCTTCAGATAATTTTCTCTGCAACACTCCGTTTAATTTTTGGTGTGCATCATTAACATCATTAACGCTTCTAATGTGAGAATACAAAGCACGATTTTTATTTACCATATTTGTTAGCTTTGTTTCTAAAAGTTTTATTTTATCGTCTTTTTCTTTTACAATAGTATTCCATTGTTCTGTTGTTTTTTGAATTATCATTTTCCTCCCTTAGTTAATCCATTCTTTAGGAATAATTTTATCGGCAAATTTAAAGCCGTGTTTAATACACCAATCGGCGTAACTTGTTTTACTCCCTTTGTATATTTTGTTTTTTGAATTTCCAAAAATAAACCTAATGTCTAATTTTGGTTGTTGTTCTTTAACCAATAAATGTTTCTTTCTATCTTCTCTTTTAAAGAAACCTTTTATTTCAATTAATACTCCGTTATCCAATTCAATGTCTGGAGTATACTTGTGTTTAGTAGAGGGCTTAAAGTACAGTATAACACGCTTCTCATATTTAAAATTTACTTTTCTAAATTCTAAATCCTTGATGACGTTATCTTCAAGCCCACTACGATAATTAGAAGTCCGCTTCTTGTGAAACGGAAACTTCTTTTTTCTCACTAGGTACTGCATTGGAAACTTTTTCCTTACCAAAACCATAATCATAATCAGATTTAGTATCTCCGTTTGATTTAGGTTTTTCAGAAACTACTTCAATTAACTGAACCGCTTTTAATCTAAGCGTAACACCAACACCTTGCATTGGGTTAGCCCACGATACAGCTTGAAAGGCGATCTTCATTTTTGAACCACTATAAACAGGTTGCTTTTCAGCAACAGTTTTATCGGGGTTTAAAATCTTTGGTCTTTGTTCAAAGTCAGTTCCGTCTTTCATTACTACCTTAGCTTTGAGTTTAAATTTAAACTCTACTGTTCCATCTTTTGAAATCTTATATTGATTGTAAGGAGCTCTTTTTTCAGTATTGTCTTTTTGCTGACGTGCTTTTAAAGTGTCCTCATAGATTTTTATAAATGGTTTAGCTTCTTTTTCACTCAACACAAATTTAACCGTAAATACACCGTCTGGTTTTTCAAACTGTGTATCTGGTGTAAATAGATAAGGATAATTTCCCGTACCTATTGGTGTTGTGTGTATTTCTTTTTCATTTATCATAAGTGTTTTACCTCCAAGAGTGCCTCTATGTTTGTTGTCCTTTGTGGAATAGCTAGTAAGCGAGACTAATTACTACAAATACACCCATATAAATGTCCTGTATCATCATTCATTACATGAGCATTAATAGGATAATCATAATAAGTAGTTAGATGTAATCTTAGTATGTCGCAAAGATCAAAACAATCTACCTCACTTAATAGTTCTATACCCTTTGTCATTTCCTTAGTAACTTCAACTAAAGAATACAAACCATCATTTAATAAAATTAAATCCATTATTCTAGATTTTGCATATCATCTGTGTTTCGCCACTCATAATAATTGTCTTGAGTGTTTTTTATTACACAGATTGATTTTGTATCTATTGGATTTGGATATACATAACCAAAAATATCTTTATCTATTTCTTTTAATTTATATCCCGCACCAAGTTCTATACGATTTGCAGTTCTAAAATCATTTATATCTACTTCATAAAGTTCGCCTTTTACTCCAAACAAGCTACTTTTCTTTTCGTAAATATAAGGAAACCAAAATCCTGTCATTTCAAAACCTTTACGTTTTGTTACATAACCACGATCTATTATTTTACTGTTTGATAAAACATGGTTAAGGCCATAACCTGTTTTAAGTGTCCCATACACAAATAGTTTTGTTTTCATACCCGTCCTTTCTATATATTATTAGTTTCGCTTTAGCAATTATTTAACTAAAAAAATACTTACTGTTAGCGATTTCGTTAATGTCCAAATTCCCTCGTTCTGGTGGAGGGTTAAGCGACTTAGCAAATTTGGCAGGTAATTGAGCTTCCCAATCTTTGTATAATATATCTAAATAATCTTCTTTAAATAAATCAATTACCACTTGTCTAATAATTTTGTTTAATTGGTCTATACGATTTGGCGTTGTTGCAAAACTATCATGCACCATTAATAAATTATTAATTGGTTCATCATGGGTTTTACAATACAAGGCAACCGCTTGATTGATCGCTCCGTCTAGTGAATGAACAAGATTGGGAGAAATACTCGACTGATATTTTCTGCCATCTTTACGATCCTGTTCCCTCCTAAATGTAGTATATACCAACGAACCGCTTATTGCTGTTTTAACTTTAAAGGGAATTTGGTATCTATAGTCCATTTCCACAGGAAACCCCATTGGTGTCGTCCACTTCATCTTAAGATTAGCTTTAGCAAATAGCTTTGCACAATCTTGAAACCAACTCATTAGTTTCATTTCGGGCTCAACCTCTTGTTCCATTTTTTCCCAAACAATCTTAGCTAACCAACGACAATCAGAAAAACCATCATCTGCTAATACTTTTTTATCGGGATTAAATTCAATAATACTTCTGTATTCATCATATATTTGTTGTCTTGCACCATATTGTTTTAATGAATAAACAAGTGTCATTACATTTCGTTTAACAATCTTTCTATTTATACCAAATTGAAGCCAACGATTTGCTTCGGTACTGTTAGCCGCTTGTTGCTCTACATCTAACTTAACTCTATCGGCAACTGCTTTATAAATATCCTGTGGCAGTTCTGATGGTAAAACATTTACCTTTCTAGCGGTTTGTTCATCTCTCATCAGGATCGACAAAACCTGTAAACCGCTACAAGTTGCGTCCATAGACACAGGCAACGAACAGTGCATGTCAAGGCCTTTTTCTTTAAACCGCTTAAGATTGATGCAAGTATTTAAAAACTCCATTGGTTTATCTGCTAAGTTCCAGCTCTTGTTTTCAAATGGAGCTTCTGCATAACTTACAAATTCATCAAATCTTTCTTCTGTAAATTTATATCGGTCATCAAATGAAACTTTATCATTACCCCAAGTGTTAGAAGCGTGAATGAATAACCAATATTTTCCTCTGTCGCCTAAAACCTCTGGATTTGCGAAGTTAATAAGCGACTTAATCTTTTGGTCAGTCTGGTAGGTAACTGTTGTACCAACACAATATAGTCTGCCTCTAGTATCGGCAAACATAGCAAAATATATTCTTTCAAATTCTAAATATTCTAGTGCTAAATCAACTGCTACTAATGTATTTAAAACTTTAGATGATCTTGCAATCTCATCATTGTATGCCCTACTTAAATCTCTTTTGTATTTAATTCTAAGTTCTAATATTTCATCAACTTTAGGATCGCGATAAATACCTTTAGGTTTTCCTTTTTCATCTAAAAGACTTTCTCTGTCTGGAAATTTACCTAGTCTTAAATTGTTGTCCCATATCTCTTTAAAAATATCAAACATTTCTTTATCAATTTTAAAGGCAACTGATTGGAGATGATTTACTGCATCATAGAAACCGCTTAATTCTTTATTATCTAATGTATGTAAATAAGTATAATCATGTGTTTTAATTAATGGTTGTTTAGCTAAATACTCATTATGAAAACCGCCATTAAAAGGCGTTGAGTATGGTTTCGGCGGTGTTACCATAGCTTTATAGTATGGTGTTAATACACTACATTGAAAACTACTGTCTCTAATTCTTTTTTCTATTTCTTCATGTAATATTAAATAATTAACTGTTTTATCTTTTCTAGTTCTAATTGGTTTTAATTTACACAACGCTTTTAATTTAATAGTTAAATCAATTAACTTTAAACCAACTAATGCTTGTTTTCTTAAATCCCATTTATCAACTTGTATTTTGTACTTCCCCAGAGTGTGAGCAAACACCCGCTTACGATGTTTAACATTACTTGTTCTTTTAATTAAATCTCTTAATACGACTGTGTGGAGGTGTGGCTCTTTTGCTTTGAAAATACTATTTTGAAGTTCAAGTTCAATCATACTTCCTATTTGTGCCGCTGTTTGTGCTAATGTTTTTTTAGACGAGATGCAATCTATTATTATTTTTAAAGTTATTAATGCAACTTTCTTACTATCGTCAAGGTCTCTAAGCGGTTCACTTGCGGTGTGTCTTCTCCCTGCATTTTTATATTCCCGCTTAACAAACAAATCAATACTCTCTGCTAATGGAATTAATAGTTTTTTCTGGACATAAATAAAAGGTGGCGTAACACTAGCACGACCTTTTTCTACATTTTTCTTTTCTGCATTATCGTATCTTTTTTTTCCAAGATTTGTCCAACTTCCCTCACGAAGTTCTTCAATCTCTTGTAAGCTCTGAGTCGTTGCCTGTGTTGTCATAACCGCTATGTACTCCTTAAATTAGTAGTTTATTTTTTTAAAGCGTTGCGAAGATCGTCTTTTGTTGGGTGGTTGTATCTTTGTGTCATACGAATATCTTGATGACCAACAAATTTTTGTACTACTTCAATCCCAATCTTTCTTTTTAACAAACGAGTTATGCAAGTGTGTCTTAATGAGTGCATAACAAAATCTTTCTCGTGTTGCATACCTAGTTTTTTTCTTACCATTTTCCATGCGTGTTCAACTGCATGAATAGATAAAGGAAAAGGTTTTTCTAAACCCATCTTTTTTCTTTTTGAAAGTATTTTATTTACTTTATCGTAAATAGGCACAAACCTTTCTAATGGTTTGTCAGTATCTTGATTGTTTTTAGTATCAACAAGATGTAAGAACCTATCGTCAACTTGTTCCCAAGTTAAATTTAATAATTCACTAACTCGGCAACCCGTTTCAATTAAACATTCCCACAAATCCGCCTCGTCATCTCTGTAAGTTAAACGAGCGGTTTTTAATAGTTTATTTTCAAGTTCTTCACTAACAACAAAATCTCTTTGATTGTTTTCTGTTTCATATTCAATTAAAGGTAATCCCCAAGTAAACTGAAATCCTTTAACTCCTCTTGCATAAGTACATAATTTAGACAAAGCGGCTAACTTTCTATTTATTGTTCCGTGCTTATAAGATAAAACAGTTTTACAATGATGTTTAAAATCTCTTACATTTTCTGTAGCTAAATCATTCATTAAATTATTAAGACCATAAAACAAACCAAACTTTTCAGCATTTTTAATGCTGTTTGTTCCATTCTTTTGATTTAACCACTGCTGTGTGCTGACTTTTGAAATTGCCTCTTTAACAGTTATTTTAGTGTTAAATAGTTTTGCCATTTGACTACCCCCTTTTGATTTTTATTGCATATAGCATAGTCATTTTAAAGTCAATACTATTTCTAAATTGCAATCGCAACTATACACAACCTAGTTTGCAATCGCAACTTATGATAGTGAATTTTTTTTTGTTCATTTTGGGTTTTTTATTTAGAATTATTCTAAAGTAGATTTTAAATAATAAGCGGTTATTTATTTTTTAGTGTCGTATGTGTAAATTAAAAATAATAAGCGGTTATTTCTTGTCCGTGTTGGAGTAGGTTTTTTTTGTTGTTGGTGTTGTTTTATCTATATTTGGATTAGTTGCTAAACCATCATTAACTTTTAAATTAGTTGTTGTTGTATTAGTTTTATTATTAGCAACAGTATTAACATTTGAAGCATTTGTATTATTAGATTTTTTATTTAAACCGCTTAAACGTCTTAATTCTTTATAATAATTCGGGTGTTTAAATTCCATTTTACAAGTTACCAGTTATAAATAATTAAACCGCTTAATTAAGTTGTTTTAGATAGTGAAATTAAACCGATTATTATTCCGCTAAAGGATAACAACATCATTAAACCTAATTCATTAACGGATATAAAAAACATAATCATTGAAAAAAAGAAAACTAAAAAACAAATTAAACTTAATAAACTTTTAAAATTTGCTGTGATGGTCGGTTCACGTTTAGTCGGTTTCGTTAATCTGTGTCCATCTGTGGACGTTTTATTTTTTAATATTTCTGTATTTTTCATAAATCTACCGCTTTCAATATTTTTAAGCCGTCCAATTAATAGAGGTCAATTTACCAATTAGACGGCTTTTTTTGTTAAAGTGTGATAAAAATATCACAGTTTGTATATATACATAATATGCGGTTAATCAAGTAATTTGTTGCAAAAATATCACACTTTTTTAAGCGGTTTAGATTAAAAATAGTATTCTTAGTTTGTTTCAATTTTTAAAAAAATCAGTATAAATAGTAGTTAATTAAACAAATAAATAAAAACTATAGGAGGTCAATATTATGTGTTTAATAATTCAAGGTAGCCCGAAAAAATTCAATCGGGAAATAATATCAAAAGCATTTCAACGAAACTCAGACGGGTTTGGTTTAATGTACATTGATAAAAAGTCGAAAAGAATAGTTTCTAAAAAATTTTATACTAAGAAACTAAATAAAATTCTTAAGACTTTTAAAACTCACTCTAAAAACTGCGATCAGATTGCATTACATTTTAGAATTACAACGAATGGTAATACCAATAATAAAAATTGCCACCCGTTTTCAGTTCTAAATGCGGACAATGATAGAATTGATGTTTCATTAATGCACAATTCCCCAATGTTACCCGCTCCGCTTTTAAGTGATGCGTTTAGTGAT